GTGTTCGGCGGGTTAATCCCACGCAGAATGTAGCCTAAGTCGAGGCCCGACTGAGTAGCTGCGGATTGCTGCCCAGGAGCTGCCTTAGTTGCTGCAATAATGGCTCCGTTTTCGTCAACGGTAAGCCCGTCCCCAAACCTAAGTCGGCTCATCTGGGACATCTGCATGGCCCTGCGGGCACGCGGGTCATTATTTAGGGCTTCGCTAAAGCCCGAAGTTCCATACTGGCCGGCGCCGCTCATTTAATGCGCCTCCGTCCTGAAGGAGAGGCCATAACGCTTAAATGCTCTAGCGCCCACCGCTCTGAGGCCTGTCTGTTGCGCAGCCTGACCCACACAGACCTTCCGCGAGCTCTGACGGGCTGTATGTGGTTGGCGCCTCCTGAGAGCTCCCCTGCGCCCACAACGTCTCCGACGACGTCTGGGACGTCATTAGACATAAACTCGTACCTGGCGCCTCCCTGGTCCTCTGCAAGCAAAGCCTCTAGCCTTGACCACCGAACGCTGCCAGGGACATTGTTAGGCGACAGTGGCCCAAGCAAAACCTCGCTTTCAATAGATGTCCCGTTGTCACTTAAGGCGTCTCTGTCCCAGAAATAGAGAAGCCCTGTGCTGCCCCCGGTGACAATGACCCGGTCCTGTCCTGTGTCTCCATCTAGCGTGCCGATGGCCGTGGGCTGTACGGCCTGCACGTTGGAGTTAAACGTATCCTCAAACCAAGCGTTGTTCTTGGCATCCCAAAAATAGTGCGTCTGTGGAGCTACTGTTGAGCCGTAGTAAAGCAGGAAGACATGCAGCCCGTTTTCTACGTGGTCCCACACGAGCTCGACCCGGCTGGCCGCAGTGTCTACGTCAATTAGGCGACGATCAATAGCAGCTGAAATCTTAGTCATGCCGCCCGTGGGGTTTAAGGAGTAAACGCCCCCTCGCGACCCAAAAAAGAAGATTGTCCCGCCTGGCCCGCGACACCACGATTTGCCAAACGCCATCCCTGTGGCGTCGCTGACAAGGTCCAGCTGTCCGCCAGACATGGGGTCTCCCGTCATTCTCATAATAGTGGCGTCACCGCCAAAGATTAAAAGGTCGTCAGAGTAGGGGACCAGCGCGTTGATGATGTCAGGCGACTTGCCAAATCTGGAGCTCGAACCGGTAACGGCCTGCGTAGGAGTAATTTGAGTTGGGTAATAGTCCCAGTTCTCTGGATCCCCCATTTTGCTCATTTGCCAGTCATAGGCATCGTCAGCTGTACGCGCCATAACAATGCGGCCATGCCAGCCCACCATGAGATTAGGCCTGACAGGCATTTCTCCAACCTTGGCCTTCCAGTCTTTTACTTCACCATACTGCTTAGTGCCGGTCTGACCCGTGATAGGGGGGCTGTAGACGCGATAGTTAAGACCATCGGTAAAATACACTTTGCCGAACATCGGCACAGCCTGAACGTAATCGCTGTCAGCCTCCAGCTGCGTGTCGGCATTGCCGGCAGTCGCGTGATAAATCTGATTAGTGTTGGCGTCCTTCGTGAATGTGCGTATGGCGCCGCCGGACACAGACAGATAGGTAGTAGTCCTGGGGCTGTAAGCGTCTCCGCTATTGTTGATAGCAGCTGTGACTAACCGAACTTGCCTGACGTTAGCCGGCTCTGCTGTCGTGCTGGAAGTCCCGAGGTACATAAACTCAGGGCCAATTACGTCTGTGTATCCGTATCCGGGCTGCGTAGTAGGTAAGGCCACGCTGTAGCAGTCCTGCGACGAGTGGGCACTGATATACCAGGCCACGGTTTTAGCGCTAACAGCATCTCCACCCGTAGACGGAGTGTAAGTAGAGCCAATGATCTTTACTATCTGCGCATTCTTCGACGACGCAGCAAGAGCTCGGGGCCAGTACAAATCTCCGTGACTGTCAACTGCAAGTCGCGTGTACGGGTTTTTAGTGACCTGGTTTTGATATTGGTCCCCGTTAGGGGCAACGATGTCACCAGCCCCAAACGTGTTAGCCTCCGCTGAAGTCAAGGCCCACGCCCCGTCTGACGTAGCCGCGCTTACAGTAGAGCCCTTGTCAATCAGCTTGCGAGCTACAACGGCCGTAGTGCTAGTCGGGGTAGCTTCGCCGGCCGCGTCAGTCCCAACTATGTACACGTCATCCGATTTGTCTACGGCAATACCGTACCCCATGCCTGAGCCCGCGTAAGCCCACATAAACGCGCCAGTGTTGCCGTCATATTTGGCCGTAATCGGGTTAGTACTAGCTAAGGCCGTTTCGGCCGGATTGGCGTCAAGCGTGGACGTGCCACCACTGCCCTTACCTGGATAGTATGTTCCGCCACTAGCGTCCCCAAACGGGTGGTTAAGATAGTAGTCGTTGTCGTCCTTGGCAGAAGCACCGTACCCATTAGGGAGCAGATGAGATATCCCCCACTTGTGCGCTAGATATCCCTCTAAGTGTTCGATCTCAGTCGCAGTAGAGGCCGTCGTTGCGCTGCCGGACATGTCGTTGCGCTCAGCTGTGCCTACGCCGTCAGTCCCCAAAGTAGGATTGATTTTAAGCCCAGAACCATTAGGGCCAGCTGTCGGCTTGTCATATAGGGCCGACGTTTGGTCAGGCAGTACCGTGATGACCTCCGCCAACGAACCAACAAACGGGTAGGGCGGATTAGCCGAGTTGTTGTGCGCACTGTTTGACGGATCGTACCAGTTGCGGTTGTTTTTTATGACGCTGCCGAACATGGAGTAGTCTTCGGAGCTCACACTAGAGCTGTTAGTGTTGGCATCAGCTGTAAACTCGTAGCAGGGCACGCCATTAACCCGAATTTGGTTAACTACGCCATTGTTTGCTGACCCCTCTGGGTTGAGGTTGCCAGTAGGGCTCCCAAAGTGAATCACGACTACAGCACAGTTAACATCGTTATTGAAATTTAGGTGCGCTGACGTGATCGACCCCCCAGCGCCGCCAGAATAGGTTGTGCCCGTACCTGCATTGGCGTGGCCTGGTCCCGTGTCAACGTATATGCGCAGGCTGCCTTCCTCTACGAAATCTGCGTCGGTAGCGTTGTATAGGTCGCTGTCTAGATTCGGAGTCCCTTTGGCGTTGGCCCAGATAGCAATGCGTACTCCACCGACGTTGTGATAGAAAACTGAGCCGACATGATCGTCTCGCTCAAAGCGTAGGACCATGCAAACCGTCCACGTCGCACCTTCCCATCCAGGCACTAACGCGCCATGGTTGGCAATGGTAGAGCTCGTGGTAGCAGCTGGCGCAGCGGTGTACGATGGGTCGTTGCGACCTGTGCGCCACATCGAGTGTCTGAATGGCACGTTGCCTGATTCGCTTTGCGGAGCTCCGTTGATGGAGAAATACTGCCTTTCAAACCTAACGCCCACCCCCAGGTCATTACCCCCACTAGAAGTCTGGCCAAACTGATTTGCTGCAAAGCGGGGCGCCGGAGGCACGTTGGTCGTGTTGGCGCCGGTTTGCGTGACCACATTGTCGCTGGCAGCTTGCAAATGCCTAGGTGACGTACCCAGTACGTTCTCCATAGGTGTGAACGGGCCGGCAAAAGAGTTGTAGTAACCGTTTGCGGCGTCGGTCTGCGAGCTAGAGGTGTCGTCAAGTCGCCGGTCTCTGCCCCACAGAACAGACGTGTCTAAAGCATGCAACTCCCCTTGAGGCTCTAAGACTCTAGCCGCGTCGAACCAGTAATGTATGCGCTTGTGTGAGTTAGCTAGGTGGTTTGGGGTCCACTGAACAGAGCACGTCTTAAAGTTGCCGTTGTCCCCAGCGCCTCTTAACGAGTTAGCTTGACACGTTACCAGTACCTGTCCTCGTGAGTTGATAGCCAGGTTGTTGCTAGGGTGCGGAACCTCCTGCTCCCAAATGAGCGTCGGCGCGGAACTAAAAACAAAGGCGTAACAGCGAACAGCGCTCTTTTGGCTGGCATCGTCTAATCGACGAGAAACCAGCACATACAGCCGGTCGCCTCGCACTTTGAAATCTACCGGCGTGCCGTCAATGGCAATGCGGTAAGACTCCGTGAAGTAGCCCTCGTCCTCGGTCTTTTGCTCATAGTGCCAGCGTATGATGTCGCCAGCCTCGCCCTCGGGAACTGTGCCACCACCGACGTAAACACCACCAATCGCGTCTACATCAATGGCCGGCGTAAGGTTGAGGTGTGACCAGGCCGATACAGCGACTTCGTTTACGAGCTCGCCGTCTTTTGAATACTTAAACAGTACGCCAGTGTCATCTAAAGCATACACGTTGCTCTGACGGTCTACGGCAATGGCTTTAATGTTGCCTAAGTCCGGAGTCGTGGCTTTCCACGAACTGTCATTGGTTGCAAAAGAGTTGTCGCCTGTAGTGTTGCGCTGCGCGTACGTAGTTCGAGGGTTATGCACCGACAAGCTGGTAATAGCTTGCACTTTTTTGTTTGCGGCAGGGGTCGCTGAGTTACTAGCGAAGAGCGTTAAGCCAGGGCGTTGGCCGCCTCTGTTGCGACCAGTCTTGGCGTCCACGGAGCGCACATTCTTAGCTTCACGAGTCGTGCCAGGAGCTTGGTCTCCAAAGGCCTGTCCGTCGTTTAAGCCCTGAAAGGGAAAAGGCAGGTTGAGACGCTCAGCCATTACCTTAGATGCTTGGGAGGTGTGGGAGCTCCTTGTGTAGTGAAGTCCCAGCTAACGGATGATCCTATTACAACACTGTCAGCTGCGCCGTTCCGGAGCTCTCCTTT